TGCAGCAACTAGAATAGTTTGATCCGGTACAAACATTGCATACCATGCTAGATAGATACTAGCACAGGTAGTTTTACCTGTTTGTCTAGGCATCATATTAATATTAAAGCGATAGTTGTGATAACTGTGCATTAATCCTAGTTGATACGTGTAAGGATCGTACAACAGTTTACCTTTTACAGGATGTTGAATATAAGCAAACTTTTTAGCAAAATACAAATACCCAGTGTCAGGATCCATGCAGGCCATTAAGTCTGCAATTTGTTCTTCTGTAAATGTTTCTTGTCTATTCGCCTTTTTAATTAAGACGCCGTCTAATGATGCTGCCATACTGTATTTACTCAGAAAAATAGAGCCCGTGGGCTCTATTTGACATTTTTTATTATTCTGCTGCTTTTGCTTTTTTCATTAGCATTTGAACAATCTCTTTGCTCAACGCTGACTTTTTAATAACATCGTTCATGTTGTTAGCAGCAAATCCATTGCCACCAAACTCAGCTAGTACTTCGCCTAGTCTTGAAAGTGCATTTCCCATCATCAAACTAGTATCATCTGTGCCACTCATTTGTGTACTCATGTCCATCATTTTACGACCTAAGTTATTGATGTCTTTGTGCTTGTTTTCAAAGTTTGATTCGATATCGCGCTCTGCTACTTCTTCATCTTCATCTTCACCGTCGCGCTGTGCAATTGCCTGACTCATTGGCTCATCTGTGTCGCCGTCTTTATCTAAGTCTGGAAAATCTGGTTTTGGACCGGCTTGTTTTTCAGCTAATCTTTTTGCAAGCATTGCATGAATACTTTCTTTGGTATTCATTGGATTGTCGCCGCCTGCTGTTGCTGGATACGAGCCTTTTTCTTTGTGCAAATCGTCGCCTGCCGGAATCATGTCACTAACATCGCCTGGCAGTTCTTCTGGTTCTGTAGTAGCACTGCCAAATCCGCCATCGTCGACTTCTTCGTATGCTTGTTCGCCAGCACTAATCATTCGGATAGTGTCGCCCATACTTGGTTCTGAAGAGTTGCTACCTGCACATGCCATTAAGTTTTCTGGGCCGTGGTCGCCGCCGCATACATCACACGATCCTGAATCACTGTCTGGACTCGGTAACATTTTTTGACTAATGTCATCAACATCAACTTCTTTAGCATCGGCTCCTGCCAGTTGCATAATACGCAGTAGTTCTGATACTTCTGCTGCACTGTCGCCGTTGACACTAATATTCATGTTTGCTTCATTTAATTTTTTCATTTTAGTCTCCTGACTTTTCTTTTCGAGCTACTTCTAGTTCTTTTAAAAGATTCATTACTTGATTTTCACCAACTGAATCTTGAGCACTTTCGCCTTCTAATTCTTCGACAGTTAACTTTGCAACATATTCTGTCTCAGTTGCTTCTTCTTGATACTCTTCCTGTGGCTCGTTAGGATTACGTACAATAATATGACTTTGTTCAACACCGCAACATTGTCCAATGTACTCTTGCAATACTTGAACAGTGGTAGGATATATGCAACTTATTTCAAAATAAGTAGCTTCCATGTTCTCAAGTTGTGGAAAGTCTAATGGACGTTCTTGTATCGGTGTTGTTTTTCCAGCTGCTACCTGCGAGCATCCGTATTTTTGTAAACTGGTTTCAAGCTGATTTTCAAAACCGTCTGGTAGCGGGCCTGCTACACCAATTTTAAAATCATATGTTTTTTTACTCTCAGTTAAATAATCTGCAAAGGTTTTCATTATTGTATCCTACTTTATACTACTATTTATCATTGTCCATGCCTTTTAGTTTCTGTAAAAGACTGTTTCTATCAGTAACAACATATCCTTCGCCGTTGACTATATCGCCAGCACCGTTAGGACTGTTATCTCTGTCCATTTTTTCTTTTTTAAGTTGCAAGTCAATCATTTTTAATTTTTTGTCCATCTTTGCAACTTTAGCATCTAAACTAGTTTTAAGCATGCCGCCTGCTACTTCAAACACTCTGCTTGCATAACGTGATTCTACATTCATACCTAGATCCATTAAATCATCGTATGCTTCAAGTGCTCGCTTTGCAATGTCTTCAAGTTCGTCGTCCGCTTTTTGTCCAAGACCTTTAACTGCTGGCAATGCACTTGCAATCTTGTCAAACTCTTCTATGTCGCGAAATGTTTCTTCTTGTGCAACAACTGCTTGTTGCTTTACTGTTTCCTTGACGTCTTCGTTGTCAGGAAGGTTTAACATTTCTTCAAGTTTTTTTGTCATAATAGCTTTCCATTATATGCTACTATTATTTATCTTATTTTCTCTTACCTGTATGAAATATATCGCTTTCTGTAACAATCCTAAATGCCATACCTTTTTGTTTACAATATGCTCTTGCAGCTTGCCACTTGGCTTGATTAACAACATAGTGTAACTTGTTTACTTTACTTGAGCCTAACTTTTCACCAAATGCTTGATTGGCAGGTTTAACTTCAATAAGTTCAACATGCTGCTTTCCTGTACGATCTACATATACTAAAAAGAAATCAGGAACATAAATGGTATGCTTGCCGCTTAGTGGGTTTCTATAAGGAATACGCACTGCTTCACTTGCCCATTTTGTTATACTATCATTGGTATCACACATACGCATAAAATGAAACTCCCAACTACTTCGATAAGTTGGTGTGCGACCACCGATGTATTTTTCAGGATTTTTTAGTGCAAACTTGCCTTGTGCAAATCGAGACATTAGAGTAGCACATTTCTATTTTCTTGTGTTGGTTTATCAAATGCAACAGTATACCCTAACGCACTAATTTTACTTCTATTATTATTTAAAATAGCACTTACAAGCTGACTTAGTTTTACTTCGTCCAAACCTGTTAGACTGTCTAGTAGCTCAAAAACATTTTTGCCTTCGGATTTGGCTTGTTGTAATATTACTGTAGTTACTGCAATTGCAGATGATTTATCAAAGTTTCTTTTTGTAAAGAATCCTAATACTGTATCAACTTCATTGCTAGTAATAGATATTGATTTAGAAAAATAACGATCAAAAAACGTTTTTACTTCTGCTGCACTATCTGTTGATTTATTAATACTTTTGTCTGTTACGCTGCTCATTATATTACCCCGGCATTAAACAAGGCAGTACTAGCAGTATTGCCACTTACTAAACTTGCTTCAATTTCAGCTTTTGTACTAGTTGGTAAACTATCGTAGTATGCTTGGCTTTCTGCAATAGTTCTTCCAGTTGCAATTGAAATTGAACTAGATGATTGGTATCTTGCATTGTCTGCTTGTTGTTGCGGGCTTCGACCAACAGTTGTTGGGATTGAGCGTTTAAATAACGATGTTAATGTTAGCAAATCGTTTGTAGAGTTTGTTGGAAATACAACATCTTTATTAAAAGGAACAGTGTTAGTTGATGTTACAGGTTTTGTTATATATGTGGTTCTAATATCTTCCTGCTGAGAACTGTTAATTTCAGTTAGTCCAATAGCTTCAAAGAATATATCTGTAAAGATTTTTGACCATCCTTCATTTACTCCAGTTGTATTTTTATTAACTGAACTTGTACTTGTACTACTATACGGACTAGGTGATCTATCATAATGTGCATTGTCGCCAAATCCTGCTGGATTACCATTTTCTGTATAACCTCTATTATAAAGAACAGTTTCGTATGCAACACGCATACTGTTTTTCATTACTCCGCTATTATCTGACTGATCTACTCTATCATGTTGCCACTGTGTTAGAATAGGATTAACAAGAGTAAAACTAGTATGATGGCTATCAGCATTGTTATGATGTAACTGATGTATCGATATACTATTAAAAAACGGAACATTACTGCCTTGGCTTCTAAATCCATGCTTGTAAGTGTTGAGAGGCTCGGAGTCATATAATCCTGTTTGATATGCACGGGGACGACTGCCTTGATCTGCATAGTTACCATCTTCATAATAGTATCTATAATATGCTTCCCAAAGTAATGTAGTAAGTCCGGCTGCATCATCATGAAACTCAATGCCAACTTCGTCATAGTTTATTCTAGTTTGAATAACTTTTTTTCTATTGTATTGGTTTACTGTTTCGGTGTTAACTGTATAAGTTGGTAAATCAGCAGACGATGCTAATATGTTAAACTCTCGTTTGTTTAGCATACTGCTTACACTGTTGCCAAGTTGTTTTAATGCAACTGGATTTACATCTATTACAACATGATATAAAAACTTAACCTTAGGAGCTAATCTAAAGTTGTTACGTCTATAAAGATTTGATGCGTGAGTAAAATCACCCATTATACCTTTGTTGGTATCGAAGTTGCTAAAGTTATCAAAGTTTCTGTTTAACGGCATAATGTATTTATCTTATATTTAAACTATGTATATAATAACAAATAAGGAGCCCCAAAGGGCTCCTTAAAAGTCAAGCAATCTCTTTATTATTTAAAGAGCTGCTGCGCCAGTAGCGCCTGTGCCTGTTTCTCTGTTTCTATCTTGGAAGTTGTTTGGTGTACCAACTCCACTGTTAAGCTGAACAGCATTATCGTATTGTATATTTAACGCTACAGTCATTGCATCGTTTGTAGAATAGTTCATTGCACCGTAATCAACTGATGTTAGGTAACAGCCGTATAGTTCCCAAGTTTCAAGTACGTTTGGTGTATTAGCGCCGTTGCCGCCGTCTAGTATTTCAATACGCTGTGTAAACTTGTAATCTTGTCCTGTAGCAGCACTTGACTGTTCGAAGAAATCAAACTGTTTCTGTAGCTGTTCGCCTACGGATTTTTGAACATTACCATTAACATCGTCACGTAGGTTAATAGTAACCGGTGCCCATGTATGTTTTCCTGCCATATAAATCTTTGAGTTGTAAACATCAAGTTGAATTGGATCAAACGAAAGATTAGGACGACTAGCGTCAATAACCTGTTTCGTAAGTTCAGTTGTATTACCTGTAATACCAAAGTTTTCAAGTGTAACGCGGAAGCGATACGCTAGTTTCGGCATTAGCAGACCCTGGCTGCTTGCACTAGTATCATTGGCTAATGGTACTGTTAAATTTAGTAGAGTTGAGATTGCCATCTATGTTTCTCCTTATCGCATGTATTTATCATTTGTAGGGGGATTTT